AAATTAATAGCAGTATTTTCTGTATCCCAACCATAATCACCAAAGCTAGCATTTGTAATTAAAGCACCTTTGATAATCCATTCAGATACTACATCACCTACAGGGCCTAATACGTTGAATGTTAAGTCTTTCTTGTAGAAATCTGAGTAACCATCTCTACCTGTTACTGATTCGTGGTGTAAACGTACCCATTCCATTACAGCTTGAGCACCTGAAGGGGTAATTGGGTCAAATAATGTAAATTGAATCTCACCCCAGGTTGTTTTACCTTTAACAAAACGTTGTACGTTAATATGGTTAAGAGGTACAGTACCTTGAGTTAAATTTACAGCGCCTACATCTTTAATAGTATAAGAAGGAAAACCATCAATATACATGATAAACCTATTAGCCTGTTTTGGCTCGAAGGCGGTGAAAAATATTTCGTTAGGATCTAATACTGCCATTGTTATTTATTTTATTCTATTATAAATATTTACTCTTTTAATTTTTACGCTGGGAATGTAGCCCCTGTTGGTAATACGTTAAAGTCTAAGTAAATGAATTCAGCAGTTTTAGTTGGTTGTAAGTAAATAGCACCTACTAACTGATTTCTATCAATTACGTCTGGGGTGTTATTGCTATCATCCATTACTACTTTGAAAGCATATAGACCTTGTCTTTGTTGAACAGTTTCTAAATACGGATTTACTGCTGCTAAGAAATTATTTCTTGTAGCTGCTGTATTTTGTTCAAATACTAACGTTTGGGCAACTTGTCCAATATAAGATTTAAGAGCAATTAATAATCTTCTAACATTTACTCTATCGAGTGCTGAAGCTTGTTTTTGTAGGGTCTTTTGACCATAAACTACAACACCAGTTCCAGGGAATGAAGCAATTGGGTTTACATTTGCTTCGTATAAAGTATCTCTATTGGCTTGAGATAATTTTCTTTCAGGGCGAATTACGTTGGTTAATCCTCCTCTGTTGATACCCGCTGGAGCAAACCAGGGCTCGCTTACACTGTCGTTAAATGCGTAAACTCCCCCAATCATTGTAGAAGCTGGTACCCAAACATTTTTACCTGAATCTGGTTCAAATGTTTGTAACCAAGGCCAATACATAGCAGCATACGAAGTATTTCTTGAATCTGCTTCTGCTACAGTATTAGCAATAGTAGCACCATAAGTAATTGGATCTAGTACATAAAGACTATCACCTCTACCTTGAGTGTTATTAATAAGTGTTGTAGTTTGGGATGTTTGGATAGAGTTAAATAAACCAGGAGTTAATAATACATTAAATCTATAATCATCTTGATTAGATAATAGATTAATCATATTAGTGTAATCTGTACCTACTAAACCTTGTGAGTTGTTTGAAGTACCAGTTCCTGCTTTATCATAGAAACTATTACCAGAAGTATAATTACTAATGTTAGTACCAACACCACCAGTAAAGGCACCACCAATTGAACCTGATCCTAATTGTGGAATAGATCCTGTAAATTCAGATTTAGCAATACCTGCGTTATCAAAATAGTTTGGTGTTAGTTCGTTTACAGATTTGACTCTTACATATCTAGAAGCATTAGGATAAGAACCAGATATTTCTAGATAATATTCTGTAGCATTATAGTTATATTTTTCATCACCAATTACTTTAGTAATAAAGTTATCTTGGTTAGGGTCTAAAGATAAATTATTCCAAGTTTCTAAAACAACTGGATTGTTTGTAGTATCATCACCTCTTCTAATTAATAAAGAGAAGGTACCCGCGGCTTCATTACGAGCTGCAATTTGCCATCTAACGTTATTAATAGAACCTGAATCTAAAGATCCAGAAGTCATAGAACCTGAGTTGTTCCATATTGCTCCTTTATCAATAGCTTCTAAAGTAAAGGCTATATCTACACTAGCACTATCTTTAACTGAAGCAGAGGCATATTGCCAATCTTCTGCTGAACCTGATACTACTCTAGTTACTAATAAAGTGTTTCCACCGTTATTAAAATAGTTGTAAGCTGCAATTGAAGTGAAGAAAGAATATACTTCACTACCACTATTTAAAGTAGTACCAAATCTGTTTTGATAATCACTGTATGATGTAACAATCGTAGGTTGTTCTACAGGACCTTTTACTGTAGGACCTATAATAGCAGCCCCTGCTTGAACAGGTTGCTGCGTAATAAATGACTGGTCATTCTCTCTTGCTAATACACCAGGTGAAATTAATGTTTCTGCCATTGTGTTAGAATTATTATTTTGTTATAAATATTTAAGAGAGAATCAAAAATTAATTTATTTTAGTAAACTCTCCAGTTTCTACATTAATATTTCCATCTCCATATTTTTGTTGGAGCTTATCACCAAATTCTCTACTTTTAGTTTGAAATTGAGTAATTTCTTGTCTAATTTTTTCTTTTTCTAATTCTAAAGATTGGATTTGATATTCAATACGACCTAACTGGTCTACTAGATCTAGTTCTTTTTCTTGGAGTTCTTTAATAGTATCTAGTTCCTGTTTTTCTAATAACACTTGTTCCATATTAATAAATATTATATTATTTTTTATTATTTAATATTTTTTTAACTTCTGTAAATACTTTATTAGGTTGAATTGATTTTTGGCATATATGTTGTTTATCTGTACCTTTCCATATAGGACACCAATCCCAATCCCCAGCATCAAATGAGAAATTTGGGTTAACCCAACATGAATTACATACTGATTCATTACGTACTCGAGTAACTTTAGTTTGGAATTCATGTTCTTCAGAAGTAAAGTTATTAATCATAACGGTTCGTTTACCTAATGCCCAATTAAACCATGCTAAACCCGAACTTAATCCTATAAATACTTCAGCATGTAACATATAATTAGCAACAACATCAAATGGTTGACCCCATGAATTTATAGTATTAGGGATATTAAATTGATCTTTAGTTAAACAAACTACTTTATATCCGGCTTGAGTTAATAATTTAGATAATACATTCCAATAAGAATAAGGCCATTCTTTACACCCTGCTGTAGATTGAGGTGCTATAACAACATATTTACCTTTAATTGGTCTAGATTTTTTATGAAAATTAATCCCATAATTAAGTTCTTTAAATTTTAAACCTAGAATATCAGTTGCAGTTTGTTGTAAAGGAAGTAAATTTACTTGATTAGGATGGAGGTTTTTATTTTTCCAGAAACCTTCTTTATTTCTAAACCACCCAATTTTATATTTAGCTTTAATCCCTTTTACAATATCGCCTGGGTTTACCCATTCTATGTCTTTATAGGCTTCTAAGTTTTGGAACCAATCATTATGGAATGTAGAAACTACAACTTTACAATTATGTTTTTTAGCAAATTCAACAGCGTAAGGAGTCCATGCTAGTGTATCACCTATAGATTTTGATTCTAAAGAAATTAATACTTTTTCATTAGTTAAATCTAATGTTTCTATAATTTCTCCATTTACTTTAATAATCCAAGGAATATAATATTCTCTACCACATGAAGTCCACATATTATTACCAATAGTATTACTAAATACAACTTCATTAGTTTCACCATTGATAAATTCTACATGATATTTTTTATCTTCATCCCCTAAAACCTCTACTTTAGGACCTTCTAGATATGAAATATGAATTTTATTAGGTTTTGGTTTAGGAGGAATATAACTGTCTAAAAATTCTTGAATGGTATCCCGACCAATTTCAGCTACTCTATCCCAATTAAAATCACGATGAATTAATTTAGCTTCTTCTAATGCTCGTTTTTTATGATCAGTATAATTTTCATAAGCATCACGCATTACACGAGCTAAATCTTCAAAATCAGGTTCATAATAATTACCTGGGGTGTGTCCGTCTTTTAGGTTTCTAGAAAATTTAGAGTAACTATTATTTTGAGTTGATTTTTCACCTAAAATCTTTACAGGTAATCCTTTACCTTCAGCAAATTCCATTTGTGCTGAGCATGCTGAGTATATTGAAGGGGTACCACAAGCCATAGCTTCGATTAATGGTAAATTCCATCCTTCAGCTCTAGCACATGATAAAAATACATGACCATTTTTCATGTAGGTAATATAATCTTCTCTTGAAGGGAAATGCTTTATTTTTAAACGTGGGTCTTCTAAACCATAACCTTTAAGTCTTTCTTCAGTAGTCTCGAACCCATCCATATCTTTACCCCACATATTATCAATAGATAAGATAAGATCTACTGGCTCTTCTGGTTTAAATTCTTTAAGGAAAGCTTCTATAATTTCTTTTGTAGATTTTCTATAA